TTTTGTAATGCTTGTTGTGACCCTGATAATAAAGATAAAGATTCTACACTTACTCATACTAAGGCTATATTTAAAACACCTCAGACTGTAAGGAATTCTTTAGCTAAATTATCTAACCATAATATCATAAGTAAAAATGGTCTTGGTCATAATAAAACAATAGAGCTAAACAAAGATCTTAAGATTCAAACTGAAGGTAATGTATTATTAGATTATAAATTTTTTCACATTGGTACCCAAGAAAGCTAAAGAGTTTATAAAACCAACAATTGAGGATACAGGTTATCCTCAAGAATTGGTTAGTTCATTGATAGATTTTTATTGGTCTAAAATTAGAAAAGACATGTCAGATTTGGTACACCCATCTATACATGTACCCAATTTGGGAACCTTTAAAATAAAGCATTGGAAACTAGATGAAACTAAAGAGCACTATGAGAAAATTCTAAACAGAATAGAGGGTAAATTCTCTAAGTATAAAATGTACAAGGCTATCAATGATAAAGTAGAAAGGATAGATCTAATAAAAGAACTAGTAATTAAAGATAAAGAAAGATTAAGTAAAATAAAAGAATTAAAGAAAAATGAAAGCATTAATGAAAATATGGAAGAGCAAGTCTCAGATATGGGAGGGGTTCAAGAACAAGATCTTCAAGAAAACTCCAGTGGAGAAGTTATACCAAAAGAGAATGGAGATATGTAAAGCATGTCCTCTTATTGATTTAGTAGGAACTAAATGTATGATAGTAGGAACACATCCTTGTTGTGGAGAATGTGGTTGTAGCTTATCACTTAAGCTAAGATCACCAGAGTCAGAATGTGTTCACCCTGATGGACCTAGATGGAAAGAAGTTATATTATAACAATCTAATAAAAGCAACTCAAAAAACAATCCAAAATGGCAGTAACCTTTCAAGCAGAAAATCATAAGTATCAAAGTCTTGATCCTGATGATAGAATAGAGTGGACTAGTGTAACTAGTTTTGTGGCTATGTTCAAACAAAAGTTTGATCCTGTATCCCAATCTATTAAGTCTTCTCAAAATAAAAGATCTAAGTGGTATGGAATGGATCCTAAAGAAATCCAAGCTCATTGGACTAGTGAAACAGATAGAGCAATAACTGCCGGCTCTTGGTATCATGATCAAAGAGAATCAGATCTTATGAGCATTGATACTCTTCAAAGACAAGGTATTAATATCCCTATTATCAAACCTATATGGGAAGGCACTGTTAAAAGAGCTCCTGTACAAAGACTTACTGAGGGAATTTACCCTGAGCATTTTGTTTACTTAAAGTCTGCAGGTGTATGTGGCCAGTCTGATAGAGTTGAGGTTGTAAAAGATATTATAGATATTATTGACTATAAGACTAATAAAGAGATTAAGCTAACAAGTTTTGTAAATTGGGAAGGTAAATCTGTAAAAATGAGTGGGCCTTGTTCACATCTTGATGACTGTAATTTTAATCATTATGCCTTACAACTCAGTATTTATATGTATATTATACTAAAGCATAACCCAAGATATAAACCAGGTAAGCTTATGTTGCATCATGTAATCTTTGAAAAACAAGGAGAAGATAAATTTGGTAACCCAATTGCTAAAAAAGATGGTGATGGTAACCCAATAGTTAAAACAGTTGTACCATATGAAGCACCTTATATGAAGTCTGAAGTTATTGCTATGATTAATTATTTAATTGATAATAAAAAAAAGATATGAGAAAAGTAGTAATGGTTGAGTTTAATTTAGTTCTAGAGAATAGTAAACTAAAAGAAGATTTAGGTATAGAGAACTTGCATTTTTCTAAATGTACTTTTAATATTGCTAATATTGAATATTTTAGAGAGTCTTTAAATGGAGATGGTGAAGCAGAACCTTACACTGTAGCTATCCTAGATACCGGCTCAATCTTATGTTTAGATATAACTTATGAAGATTTTAAAAAATTATATAGAAAAAGTATAGTAAATGAGTAATGATGAATACCAACAACAAAACTATTGGGTATCTAATAGTAGTGTAACATGGCTACAAGAACAAGAGAAAAAAACATTATTAAAGATAAATGAAGATCTTGAAAAATGGTGGGTTGCTACAAGTCCTTGTCCAACAAAACTAAAATTAATATTAAAAGATGATAAAGCTATTTGATTTACAAAATGGACAAGTGATTCCTACTGAACACTGTTACACTATAGGATATTTAAAAGATATTATAGAGGGATATCCTCAGGATTATACATCTGTATATGCTTTCTTATTTTATATGACATGTCCTAATGAGGATCTTAATCCTTACTTTAACATAAAAGAAGATGATAAAGAAGAACTTATACTAAATGATTTAAGAGCTAACTTTACTACTGAAGATCCTTTAGTAATTACAGCTTTAACTGGTATCAAAGAATTATTTGAAACTCCTACCTCAAGAGCTTTTAGAGGAATAAAGATAGCACTTGATAATATGGCTGATGTAATGTCAGAAACAAAACCTACCTTTGGTAGAGATGGATCTGCTACAGCTTTATTAAGAATAGCAAAAGATTTTGATGATGTAAGACAATCTTACAAAGGAGTATATAAAGATTTACAAGATGAACAATCAACTAGAACAAGAGGTGGAGGCTCTTTAGCTTATGATCAATAAAGATAACTTATATGACTGGTTATTTCATTATAACCATTACACTAGTATGTGGAATGCTTTTAAGAGAGATGATCTTAATAAGTATTTTAATGGGGAATTAGAAATTGCATTATCTTCAAAAAAGCATAGTACTTTGGTAGATATCATTGAGAAGACTGGTGGAGATGAAACCAAGATCAAGAAGCTATTAAAGAATGGATAAGTTTTTTTATACTGATATTCCTACTTGGGACAATGGTACATGGACTGTAACATCTTTTGAGACTAGAACAGAGTTTAGAGATTTTGTACTAGCACTATTTAAAGAACCAGGTAAATATGAGTTTGATGAAACTTCTTATGTATTTAATGAAGAAGCTGCAAAGTATAATAATCAAAAGTTTTATTGTCCAGCTCCTGTAAAAAGTAAAGATTATATTACTTATTGGGATGAACAAAAGACAAGATGTAGAAAAGGTGTTATCTATAAAAACAAAGATAAGACTTGGTATCTCAGTAGAGAATATTACATGTGGCTTAACTTCTTACCTATTAATAATAAAGAGATAAGAAGATTCTCTTTCCCGGATATTAGAGATGCTCAATATCACATGGCCTTGTATGAGATTCTTGCAGAGCTTTTCTACAAACATGCTGCAATCTTAAAGAAAAGACAGATAGCTTCCTCTTATTTTCATGCAGCTAAACTAATCAACTGTATATGGTTTGAGGAAACTCCTATCCTAAAAATAGGTGCCAGTCTTAAAACTTATGTAGCAGATACTTGGAGATTCTTAAATGAATATAGAAACTTCTTAGATGATAATACTGCATGGTATAGACCAATGAACCCAGGAAAGGTTCTTGATTGGCAACAGCAGATTGAGACCTCAGTTCCTGGTCAAAACAGAAAGACTAATAAAGGTTTAAAAGGAGTTCTTAAAGGAACATCTTTTGAGAAAGATCCTACTGCAGGTGTGGGTGGACCATGTACTTACTTCTTCCATGAGGAGGCAGGTATTGCTCCTAAGATGAATGAGACTTTTGGATATATGAAGCCTGCTTTAAAATCAGGTATGATTACTACAGGTACATTTATTGCTGCAGGCTCCGTGGGTGATCTTGATCAATGTGATCCATTAAGGAAGATGATTCTACATCCTGAGGCTAATGATATCTTTTATGCAGAGTCTACTCTACTTAATGATAAGGGTACATTTAGTAAATCTGGTTTATTTATTCCTGAACAATGGTCAATGCCACCATGTGTAGATAAGTATGGTAACTCTCAAGTAGAAGAAGCTCTTAAAATGCTAGATGAATACTTTGAGAAGAAGAAGAAAGATCTTGCTCCAGAAGAATACCAGCTAGAGTTATCTCAGCACCCTAGAAATATTGAAGAAGCCTTTGCTACTAGAACAGTATCTATATTCCCTAGTCATTTAGTGGCAGCTCAAAAAAGAAGAATTGAAGAAAAGGAATATCCTATAGAGTATATAAACCTTAGTAAAAATGCTGATGGTACTTTTATAGCAGAAAAGAGTAGGAAGATTCCTATCTTTGAGTTTCCTATAACCAAGAGTACTGAGGATAAAACCGGTGTCATAGTCATTTATGAGAGACCAATTAAGGATGCTAAATGGGGAACTTATTATGCATCTATTGACCCTGTGGCACAAGGTAAGACTACTACTTCAGACTCTTTGTGTTCAATTTATGTATACAAGATTCCTATAGAAGTAACTAGAAAAGATGCTGTGGATGTAACTACTTTTATAGAGCAGGATAAGATTGTAGCATCATGGTGTGGAAGATTTGATGATGTTAATAAAACTCATGAGAGACTTGAGCACATAATTGAGTGGTATAATGCATGGACATTGGTAGAAAGCAATGTTCCTGGTTTTCTTACTCACATGATGAAGAAGAGAAAGCAGAAATATTTAGTTCCTAAAAGTCAGATTACATTTAGAAAAAATGTAGAGTACTCCCAACATGGACCTGAAGAGTATGGATGGAGAAACACAGGCACTGTCTTTTCAGCTAATATCTTACCCTACCTAGTAGATTACTGTAGAGAAGAACTAGATATTGAGACTGGTGATGATGGAAAAGTTTATAAAACAACTTATGGAATAGAGAGAATCCCTGATGTAATGGCCATGGTAGAGATGCAACATTATAGAGAAGGACTCAATGTGGATAGATTAATAGCCTTAGGTGCACTTATTGCTTTTGCTAAAGTGCAGGAAGCTAACAGAGGTATTATGAAAAGATT